CACGAGCTGCGAGTTCAATCTCACATCCTGCCTGGTCTCCATCACACTTTAACCCGTGTGGTGGATATAGACATTTATATCATGAAAAGGATGTAAAGGGCGACTGGGTATCCCCAGTCTCATTGTACTTATCAAGCCAATACCTTGGCGAAACCTGGTTTAATCCAGTGGTTCGAAGGGTGCGGCCGGTTAGTAAGTTAAATGCATAAATCTCTCAAAAGGAGAGGTAAGAGCCTGCTACGTTATGTCATTATGACATAATATTGCGAAAGTGGCGACCCGTTTAACTGAAACCCGATTAGCACTTCGGATCCAACTGAGCTTTAGATCAGGTGGCTGCGGTTACATAAAATTAAATAAAAACTATGAAAGCTTTTACAACTTTACGTAATCGTCTGGCAAGTACGACGACACTATACAAAGGGTTGACTACTTATTTAGATATTAATCTATTAAGTCGTTATACCCAGTTACTTGTGTGGTGCTTCGGAATTAAGCATCCTAAGGCTTACTTTACATTTGCGGATAGAATTGTGAAACTCTACCGTTCTAATGGCCCTACTTACACAGTACTATTTCTAAAAGAAGTCGTTAGACTTATTCAGAAATACGTAGCTGGTGAGAAGGAGAAGTTAGCCTTGGATGTTCGTGTTGGTATAGTGAGAGGTTTACCCAAGATTATACCACGAGATCTTCGTCTCCTTATTAGGAAACTGGATCCTGTGGCAATCAGGGTTACCCTCTCTCTTGCTTCTGTATATAGAGTCATTAAGAGTCCTCCAAAGCTTAAGATAGATACTATAACTCGCCCTCATGAGGGCCTTTATAAGACACTACCAGCTGTGGAGATTTCTCTGGTCTTAAGGCAATTAACCTTTAGACTAGAAGATCCTCGTTTTCTGATGCTATATTCAGCAGGGCCCAACAATAATCCTAGTGCTTTAGGACTCCCATTAGATGCTAAGGCATTCTCTCTCAATTATGATGTATATCATAGTTTTGAAAGATTAGCTAAAGCTATAAATGGTTCTTTCCTCTTAGATCTCCTTAATAAAGAGATCGCAGCAGTAACTTCCTTTGATTTAGATCCAAAGAAACTCGAAAGACTTTCTTTAGGTAAACTAAGTTTTAAGGAAGAAGCTGCTGGAAAGGTAAGAGTCTTTGCAATAGTTGATGGTTGGACACAGAGTTTATTAAGTGGTTTACATGATTCTATATCCAATGTTTTGAGAAATATTTCTCAAGACGGGACATTTGATCAACGTAAGCCCTTAGCAGCTCTGATGCTCAAGAAACCAACGTCCGTTTACTCGTTTGACTTATCCGCCGCGACTGATCGTCTACCAATTGACCTCCAAGTAGCAATTCTTTCTATCCTTATAGGATATGAAGGTGCTTGTGCTTGACGAGATCTGTTAGTGGGACGAGAGTACCGAGCTATCTCTAAAGAATATAATCTTAATACAAGATTAAAATATTCTGTAGGACAGCCTATGGGTGCTCTATCATCTTTTGCGATGCTAGGTCTTACTCATCATGTCATCGTTCAGATTGCTGCTCGTAGAGCAGGGATCAGAGGATGATTTGAGGATTATGCCTTACTAGGTGATGATATTGTTATAGCTAATAAAGCTGTAGCAGATATCTACCTCGTACTTATGAAGGACTTGGGTCTAGAGATTAATCTCCACAAGTCACTTATCTCCCATAAAGGAGTATGTGAATTTGCGAAAAGGTTAATATCTCCAGAAGCCGAATTTACACCAATAGGTCCTAAGAATGTATTGATGGCTCTTTCGAACTATCAATTTATTCCGAACCTATTTGTTGATCTTCATAATAAGGGATATGAGTTGAACAGTGCAGCTGTCGAACAACTTTTCTCGGTCTTACCTCTAACTTTTGTTAAAGGAAGAGAAAGATTAAGAAAAGTTCTTCTTTGGACTGTGCAAGGACCATTCGGTTTTATATCGACTGGGACAAGACTCTCAGCTTCTTTCGAAGCGAAGAATACGTTTAATCCAATCTGAATGGGTAACCTTTTAGCACGTATAAGACTTGCTATGTACAAAATACATAACAAGGAGTGACAGTCAGCGATTCGTCAAATGATGATCTTAGTTAATAAGATTACTCAACTTGACAAATTGCCTGTCCCTGGTTTTAGCCAGAGTCACTCTTATTGGGGAAAGTTCCTGTTTTGAAAGCTTCTATATGGGACAGATAAATCTATCCTATATTGGAGTTCAGTACCGAGTTATACACTTATTCTGGAGAAATACCAGAATAGTTATAATAAGTTATGAAAAGCAAAACCCTTCCTAAATCCCTTTACATTAAACAAGGTTGATATGACTATTGTCCTTCGAGGACAAGATGCTATATCTCCCGAGTTTGATGTGAAGAGCCCCGTTGAATTAGCACTTGGAGATATCACCATGTCGGACCCAGTCACAATAAATAAATTTAAAGGACTTCGTCCGGCTGATGTGTTCTTCAAGTATTTCTTTGACGAAGATCATTTTGACCCTACCAATATTATGGCAAGACCAATATAACCTTAATTCAAAGCATCACGGTGCCAGGAC